TGCTTCCGCCTTGGCCTTATCCGCTTCCGCCTTGGCCTTAGCTTCGGCTTCAGCCTTGGCCTTAGCCGCTTGCGCTTGTGCATCCGCCTTGGCCTTATCCGCTTGTGCTTGTGCATCCGCCTTGGCTTTGGCTTCGGCTTCCGCCTTGGCCTTATCCGCTTGTGCTTGTGCTTCCGCCTTGGCTTTGGCTTCGGCTTCCGCCTTGGCCTTAGCCGCTTGCGCTTGTGCATCCGCCTTAGCCTTAGCTTCGGCTTCAGCCTTATCCGCTTGCGCTTGTGCATCCGCCTTATCCGCTTCCGCCTTAGCCTTTGCGTCTGACTCCGCTTGCGCATTTGCGAGCGCATCAGCTTGTGCCTTGGCATCTGCCTGGGCCTGGGTTTGCGCAGCAGTGTCCGCTAATACTTTTGCTTGTTCTGAATTATCTCCGTCCATGAGAAAATATATAATACTTACATATAAAAAACTAAAATAAAATACCTAAACGCCATTAGTTATACTTTTCTAAAATTGCTCTGGGCAAGAAATTATCACGGTTTGATTCCAATTTCTTAAAACATTTATTTATAGTTACTTCACTAACGCCACAAATTGCTTTAATATCCTGTTTTGAAACACTTATGTTACAATTATACGAAATAAAGTATACGATACCAGCTGCAATCGCATGAGGAATATTATCTGTAATCAAGTTATTCTTTTCAACCTTATTGGCAACAAATTTCGCCAACATAGTAAGTTCTTGATTAAAATTGAGCCGGCTGCAGTATCGTTCAATAAACAGACTCGGCAAGGTCACGCATAGTTCCGCTTGCTTAGATGGTTCCAAATTCCGTTCAATATTATGGAGAATATTCACAGCCATAGAGCATCCATTAGTTGCGCTCGTTTTATCTAGTTTGAAAATCTCGGCAATTTCATGTGCTGTGCGCGGGCAGCCATTAAGTCTACAAGAAATATAAATAGACGCTGATTTAATACCATCGCGATTCATGCCGCGAAACATCTTCTGTTCCGAAATATCTTTATGAATCGCCATAGCATCGTCAATGAAAATGCGCGGAATACCTGCATTCTGTGCCATAATCGTAATAAACTGGAATTCATCATAGAGAGACTTTTCTTTATGGGGCATTGATTGCCATTCTGTCCATTTACGAATCTTTTTCATTTCATAAGACGATTTAGTAGTAGATAGAACCTTACAACCAAAAGACGATTCGACTAAAAGAGGGTTGATTGGATTACCACATCGAGTTGGGTCGTTCGCATTTTTATCGTCTGTATTATAAAACCGCCACTCAGGTGAATAGTCTAAAGTATCCTTATAGATGACGCCACATTGTTTATTTGTGCACGTTGGAAACCCATCTTCCATAATCATCAATAGTGATTGACATAAATTACATATGTCGAGTTCGTTATTAGTATAAACACATTTTATTGGTTCCGAAATTGTTTCTTGTTCCGTGCCTTTCTCAGTGTCACCATTGCAAATAGTGCTTCGGTCAGAATCAAATATATCCCATAATTTAGACTTATCAACAGATGATAATTCAGTCTTCTTCTTTTTTGCAGTTTTATTAACAGGTTTCTGTGAATGTGCGGGTTTAGTATCAATTTGTATCATATCTTGGGATTTTACATTTTCTATAGAATCAGTTTTCTGTGGCTTAACGCGGATAACAAGTTTTTGTCCAATATTCATAGTAGTCTGGTAATGACTATTGACTGTTTTTTGTATTGACAGTTCAATTTTTTTATAGTGATATTATAGATATCACTATAACTAATGAGTTTCATTGCAAAAAAGATAGCCAATTATACTAATGAAAAATGGAAACAAATGTGCATAGATAAAATAGAAATGGACGATTTAAAATGTGATGATTTAGTTGTACAAAGAGCACAAATGGATGTAGCGAAAAAATTTAATCCACCATCTGATGATATAATAAAAGAATGTGCTCAAAAAATAATAAAGGCCATATGTTCAGCCATTCAATCAGATAAAATTAAATCAATTACTAGCGACGTGAAAGATAAATTAATTAAATTTTTGACAGAATTGAAGCCCGATGATAAAAGGTTAATTGCAAAATCTCTATTAGCAGAGCCCGATGATACAAAAAAACCGGAAGATAAAAAGGCAGAAGTAAACAATGTTAATGAAATTACATATACTGATAGTGAACCTGCAATAGAATTAATTAGTCCAGGTTATATTGATGAGTATTCTAAACTTAAAGATGGAGCCACTATGATAAAATATTACACTGAAATATTGTGTAATTGTATTAAAAAAAATCCTGGGATTCTTGATGTATTTATTGGTTCGTTATATAGACGTTTTGAAAAATATATTAGAGATAATAATAAAAATCAAGAAATACTCCTTGAAATTTTAGATCCCATTGCTAAAGAAACACGAAAAATATTTAAATCTAAAACAAGTCCAGAGGGAGAGACGACATCAACTACTGGTGGTAAGTCGCGTGCCAAATCACAAAAAACTAAACTATATAAAAAACTATTGAATCGTGAGAGAACATTAAAGCGCCGGATTTTTTCACACTAAGCTATCTTCTTTTCTATTTGTTCGAACATCTCTGGATTATATACTAAATTGCCCGTTGGCTTATATTGGTTAATGGGCGTATATTGCTTTCCAGCTTTCTGTAAATTATTCTGTTTATCATTGAATAATTTGCTATTTGGGTCATCGGGGTTCTCAGAATCGTCGTCCTTTTTAATAATATTTCCCTTCTCATCGAGAACAATGCCAGTCTTTTTCTTAATTTCATTTCGAATATAAGACGGCACCCAATTATTCCAAGATACAAATAGTGTGTTGGGATGGACATATCGCACATGGAATCCATTTTCCTCTAATTTTACTACTAAATATGCTATACAATCGCCCTGGTCATAAATGGGTTCTCCAAATATGTATTCTGGGACTACAAACCATATATGTTTATCGGCGCGTTTATTTCTCGCACTAGTTGTGATGCGTTTATGTACACGATTTAATAGTTTATTAAAAATTGATAACTGTTTTAAATCGCGCTGCTGGTTTTTTTCATATAATTCGTCAATATTTACTTTTCCACGGGTTTCTTCGTCATCTACAAATAAGAAGCATGACATTGGTTCTCGTAAAATATATACATTGTCCGAAGAAAAAACATAGAAAAATTACACCAATACTATTTATTATTCATAAAAATTATCATAATATGTCAAAATCAGAAACAGATATTTCATATGGAATCATCATAGACCCAACAATACGTTCAGGGGAAAATGTGATTCGACACCTTGTTATATCTGGTGGAGCGATTACAGGGCTAACGTATTATGGTGCACTTCGCGAACTAAATAAAAAGAATTATTGGAAATTAGAGAACATTAAAACCATGTTTGGGACATCAGTTGGGTCGCTTATTGCAGTCGTTATTGCGCTCGGTTATGAGTGGGCGGACGTCGACGATTATTTTATTAAGCGGCCATGGCAAAACGTATTTAAAATTACTACGCTTTCAATGATAGATTCCATTATAAGTAAGATGGGTATTTATAATAGTAAAGTTTATGAGGAAGCACTAGCCCCGCTTCTTGCAGGTAAAGATTTATCCATAGATATTACATTAAAGGAATTTTATGAACTAAATGGCATCGAACTACATATGTATACTACCGAATTAAATACATTTAAGCTGATAGATATGTCTTATAAAACTCACCCTGACTGGCGAGTAGTCGACGCGGTATATTGTTCATGTTCCTTGCCAATTATTTTTATTCCATTTTTACATGAAAAATGCGCATATTGCGATGGCGGAATGTTCTCAAATTATCCTCTTCAGAAGTGTATTGAGAGTGGTGCTGAATTAAAAGAAATACTTGGTATTTATAGAATATATTCCGATGATGGGTTTGAATTAACTAGTGAATCAAATGTTTTTGATTATTTGATGACAATAATGAACCACACTATTGAAAAAATAATATTAATACCAAGAATAGAGCCAGTTACAATTGGTATCGAATGTATTATGCCCGGCACACCTATGTCGCTGTCTAGCATGCATGATATTATTTCTAGTCCGGATGCGCGTAAGCGGGTAATTGATATTGGTGCTAGCTATGATATTGGCGATGAATGCAGCGCTACGCTTAGTCATTCAACATAGTTGTTACAAAGCTATTTAATGACGTCGTGGTGATTTTAGACTCAAAGTCGATTATTTTTTCCTCGCGTAACATCTTAATAGTGGGGTAAGAGTCAATTTTGTACTCATTAATGGCGCGCGTAATATCACTAGTCTCATTAGTACAGTCCATATCCACACATTTTACTAAATAACCATTCACTTGCTTACCATCCATTTGGGACTTGAATGCGTTCCACTCGGGGAGTGCCTTCTTGCAATGAGGGCACCAATCTACATGGAAGAAAAATACAATAACCTCTTTATCACGGCGACTAGCATTGGCAACGTCCTTGAATTTATTTGCGGCTGGTTTCAAATAAAATCTATCATATGCGTAATATCCGACAACCATAAATAAAACTATCATTGTAACAGTTATAATAACAAAATAATAGGGGGCAACGTAGCGCCTTACAACCTCGACAATATTTGCCATTTATATATTATAGAAACAGATTTCATTTATAAAATCTATACTAATTTTTTTATCAGCGTATTATAACTAAACATATTTCAATGGTTCATAAGAAAACAAAAAAGAACCGGTCCAGGTTCTCGCTACATCACATTTTGAAACATAGTAATAATGATGGGATTGTATATTCAGAAGACGATTATAATAGTAATGATGGGATGCTTACTGCGGTATGGGGACCGAGTATGTGGCATTATCTTCATACTATGAGTTTTAATTATCCCGTTCATCCTACCGATGCGGACAAAACTCATTATCGTGATTTCATATTAAATTTAGAGTATGTTCTTCCATGTGGCAAATGCCGAAAAAACCTGCGCAAGAATTTCAAAAAATTACCTTTAGAGATGAAACATATGGAATCTAGGGCAACGTTTTCGCGATATGTCTATGACCTACATGAGGTTATTAATACTATGTTAAAGAAACATCCTGGACTTTCATATGATGATGTTAGAGAACGTTATGAGCACTTTCGTTCTCGGTGTACCAAATCATTCAAACTACGAAATAAAACTATGAAAAAGAGTATGAAAAAGAAGCATGTTCATTTTGCTAAGAAAATCGCTGTTTCAGAGGAAAAGGGATGCACTGAACCGCTATATGGTGAGAAGTCAAAATGCATTTTAAAGATTGTTCCACAGGAGAAAAAATGCGAGAGTTTTCAAATGGATGAGAAATGTATTAAGAAGCGCGGGGACAAGGTTTAGACAATATTGTTTTACAACCTTGAACATTTACCCATTTTAATTCTTAAGGGTTTATAATGTGTTATATTATATAACAATATATTAGAGATAATGAATCAAAATACTGGCTCCATACCATCTAATCAATATGATACACCAATACAACCTATTTTGAAAAAGCCAAAGACTTCTTCAGATTCATCAGGCAACGATATGCCAGAGTCTGATAACGAAAAAACTGTTACTTTTGAGAACTTTGATAACTATGAATCTTCTCATAAGTCAAAAACTGTCGAAACGATACCTTTTTGGTCCGAGAACCCCAATGTACTCTTCCAATCGCAATATATTTTAGAATTCTTTCCAATTGAGGGAATGACGTATGAACAAAAACTAAACGCAGTGAGTCGCACGGTAATATTATTGACGATTATTAGTATTGTCATTAATCCCACTGTTCGCACATTGATGGTCGGTGCAGTTACAATGGGTGCGATTTATATTATGTTTTTCTTCCATGAGAAAGAGCGTAAAAAAGTTGAGTCTAAGAAATTGAGCGATACTAAGGCGGTCGAAGGGTTTGAGGGACCAGGCCTTGCATACTATAATGATAATAGCATACCTGTTCCTACTGATTTGTTTACTACACCCGATTCATCTAACCCACTTAGTAATGTTTTAATGACGGATTATGATTATAATCCTAATAAGAAACCCGCTCCGCCCGCATTTAATCAAACCATCAGTTCCCAGATTTTAAAACAGGCCAAACA